TGTTTTTATGCTATTATTTAAATATTCTTTTAATTGATTTTCTAACTTTTCTGCAATTTTTAATAAAGCAATTGCTTCTTTCATACCTGTTACGGTAACTCTATTTAATAGAGTTAATAGGTCTTGAATTTCGTCTTGTGTTAATTTGTTCATTTTATTTATTTTTATACGGTTATTGTTTTCACTCCATTTATTACTCTAACATATAACGGACTATTATTTGCCGCATATACTAATGCGTTTTTATCAATTGCTAAATTTCCACCTATCAATACTTCATTTGTAGAGGAGTTGCCTAACAGAACTTGATTGTCTTTTGTAGGGTGCACACCCGAACCTATTGATATTGTATTTTCATAAGCAAATTGAGGTGTAAGTCTATGCCCTGTTCCTGTACCTGCACTAGTAATGTCTGTACCGTGATATACAGTGCCACTTATCAACTCTCTAAAAGAAAGAGTATTATCATCAATTATCTTAACCTGATAAATTGAATTATTGGTTAAACCCCCAATTTCTGACGAGCCTTGTGTATATTTTACGTTTATCCATGCTCCTCCACTATTATAACCAAAACCATGATTATTTATAGTAATTCTATCGGTTCCTGTATTAATATTATTATTATCAAAAGTCTTACTTCCTGCATAATTATCTAAGAAATTAGCATATGCATAATTACCAATTGCTATATTATTATTTTTTTGATTGTATTCTAATGACCTACTTCCAATAGATATAACATAGTTACCTGTGTTATTCCTACCTGCATAGCTACCACTCATAAGTCCGACATCATTACCTGTATTATTCTGACCTGAATAATAACCACTTATAAGTCCAATACCACCACCTGTGTTATTCTGGCCTGCCAAAACACCACTCATAAGTCCAATTTCACTACCTGTGTTATTATAGCCTGCATAATAACCACTTATAAGTCCGATATAACTACCTCTGTTATCATGTCCCGCATAACCACCACTCATAAGTCCGATATAACTGCCTATGTTATTATGTCCTGCATAACTACCACTCATAAGTCCGATATAATAACCTGTGTTATTATAACCTGCTTTATAACCACTTATAATTCCTATATTATTACCAAAGTTATAATTACCTGCTTCATAACCACTTATAAGTCCTATATAACTACCTCTGTTATTATGACCTGTCCAATAACCACTTATAAGTCCGATATAACTACCTAAGTTATCGTAACCTGCTTCATAACCACTTATAAGTCCTATCTTACTACCTGTATTATTCTGACCTGATTGATAACCACTTATAAGTCCGATATCACTACCTGTGTTATTATAACCTGCACTTTTTCCTAAACAAAATAATCCAGAATTTCTATTAATACTTAATACATTAGAAAAGACAGAACTATAAACTTTATCCAATTTCAAGTTTCCTCCTGAGTCTAATCTAAATGAAAAGAGTGGATTTGTACCGTCACTACCAAGTCCAATAGTACCGTTATTTGTATTAACCGTATCTGATGGGCTCTTTTTTGCCCAAATCATATTATTAAAAGTCTTAATACCTGCAAAAGTTTGAGATATTGTATTAACAAATCCGCGAGTTGTTGCAGATGCATCTGGTATTATAGCACTTAATTGTTCTGCCGTTGGTAAGGCAGACGACCCTGCCGAACTAAAATTTAACGACAAGAACTCTATTAATGTTTCTGTAGTATATTGCACGCCAACATCATTAATCACATCACTACCATCTATTTTTATTGTAACACTTAAACCACTAATACTGTGTTCTAATATGTAAGATTTATTTATTTGTCTAAATGTAGAATGATTTTTTGACAAATAAAAAGGGTCTGCATTTTCTTGTTCAAAAACAACAGTGTTATTTTTTAAATATAATTTATTCATTTTAAAATATTTTTATTAATTATTATAGCATTAGTGTTATTAAAGCATAGCCTCTTATTACAGTTGTATCTTGATAAGCTATGAAATTATTAGAATCTAAAATGTCAATATGCAATTCTACTTCTCCTGTTGTATCATTGAATATAACATATTTTTCTTTTATTAATTCAGTATCTCTAACATATTTTTGATTTGTAAAATAATCATCAGGACGTATAACAACATTTATTCCAACTATTTTATCTATATCAGCAACACTTATAGAAGTTGTTATTACTTGTGAATAATTAAAATTAACATCCATATTCCAATTATCAAGTTGATACCATATTTGCCTAACATTACCTGTGGATATAATAGGTTTATTTAAAATATAATCAGGAGATAATGGGTTATTTTGATTCCAATCAGCATTAATTAATGTGGGTATTGTAGGTTTATTTTTGATATAATCGGGTTCTACATTATTACTTTGATTCCAATCGGGTTGAATTTGAATAGGTATTGTAGGTTTATTCTTAATATAATCAGAAAGAGTATTGTTATTTTGTAACCAATCAGGTTGTAATACAATTGGTATTGTAGGTTTATTTTTGATATAATCAGTAGCCGTATTAACATTTTGGGTCCAATCTGACTGTATTTGCGTAAAGCTTTGTAATCTGGGTTTATTTTTAATATAATCCGGTTTTAAAGAATTTACTTGATTCCAATCTCCTTGTACATTATCTATTCTCTTCCATTCTGTAAAACCATGAAATTGCCCATTCATATACATTCTTTCATAATAAATACCATTTTTAAAATCACCTATTCGTTGTGTTACAGCGGTTTCATCTTCTGATATAAAAATATTTCTAATTTCAAGCGTTAAATAATTTACAAATGTTCCTGTGTTATTAAATAATTCTGTTAAATTATGCTCAATACCATCTTGATAATATCTTTCTGTATTATATTTTATATCACTAAGCTGTAATCCTTCTTCAATAGAAGAAAACTTATATTTTTTATAAATTATATTACTACCCAATAAATAATTTAAAATAGTTGGTTTAATAAATAATATTTCAATATCATTTTCTATATCTATAAAATTAAAATGTCGCAAACTATAATCTATATTATTAGCAATAACACCACTTTCATAAGTGAAATCTTGATATAAAACACCTATTTGTGTTGTTCTCTCTTTCCAATAATATTTTTTAAAAGTTTGTAAGCAAAATACTTCCATACCCTCATAATAAGTATATGCAAGATTGTTATTCAATCCCAAATTACGCATATCATCTAATGTTAGAAAATACAATTTATTATCTAAAATAAATTGTCCCGCCACATTTAATGCTTTTATTAAATCTGATTTTGGTATTGCCATTTTACAAAGTTTTAATTTTAAATAGGATATTGCTGTATGAATAATGTTCATTAGAAACATATATAGTAGTATTTAAGTTTGCATTATATATTTTTGTAAATACAACATCTGTAATATCTTGTTCCATTATATCATAAATTCTATATTGCTCAATAGTGCTATTTTTAATTGCAAATCCTATTCTTCCAATAGAAGTATATGATATTAATATTCCATTTGAAAAATTTTCAGGTGTATTAAATAATTGAACATTTAAAAATTCTTGTGTGATATTATTTATTTCACTTGTTTGTATGGATGGATTAGTATATTGCCAATAATAAATAATAGTCCCACTTGGAATAATACCAACAGGGTTATAACCACTTAAAACACATTGTACATTTGGCGTATCATAATGATTATTTCCATTATCATCTGAACTCATATAAGCATCTAATGCTGATTGCTTAAGTATGTTTCCAATTTTCTCAAAATCCTTCCAACTATTTGGAAAAGCATCATGCCCTCTTGAAGCATCACGCTTATCTTCCCAATTTAATTGTAATTGATAAGTGTGATTTTTATTACCTCTACCTATATCTAAAAACGATTTAACACCATATAATTTCCAAACGATATAAGCTATTATTGCTTCTTCATGGTTACGTGTAGTAAATGGATTTCCATGCCCATCGCAAATCATTCCTGTATAAGTAAGGAATATATTGCTTTTTTCTTTTTGTTGTAAATTCAGATGTACGAAATTTACGTTAGCAGTAAAAGATTCAGGTTTAAAATAATTTTCATCATTACCATAGCTTATACCCTCAAATTCTACAAAATCTTCCGGTAACTTAAAACTTATTCCGTTAAATACACCATTTTCTTCCTTATATTCAATTCTTTTTCTAATAACAGAACCACCATAGCCAATAAGTCTTTCGGCTTTAAATATCATTCTTTTAATACGTTCATAGTATGGAACAAGATTTGTTATTCCTGTTTCATCCTTAACGCTTAAAACAATTTCTTCAAATGGAACTATACCGGAGATCATTCGTTTCTATTTTTAATTTTTTTATAATACTTTATATTTAGTGTATCAGGATCGTTCATATTTAAAAATTTTATTTTTTCTTGTAAATAAAAATTAGCCCATGAACCACGGTTCAAAGTTAATACAAAATAATTAATAAAATACAATAATTCTCTATTAAACCATTGCATTACTATTGGTAAATATTTTTGATTATTAACTTTATACTTAGAAAGTGTTTGTTTACTATATAACTTCTTTTGAGTTAAACCACCGATTGGAAAGTATAATTTTTCTGACCAAAAAAAATCTCTAATCCAAATTTTTAAATATAGAGATATTATTTTATTAAATAAAGAATAAGACATAATAACTCTTTTGTTAGATTTACTTTCAGAAATTAATCTTTTTGAATTAAAAGTAATCTTACTTGGATTTATATCTCTATACACATCATGTATATTCCATTGTACACTATTCTTTAAAATTCTCGGCATTGTTATCTCCTATTTTATCTGATCCTGTACTAATAATAATATTAAATTTTACAGAAAGTATATTTCTAATTAAACTTTCAATATATTCAGGTGGGAATGGAAATGGCGTTTTAGTCCAATCATAATTAATATCATCACTTGGATTTACTAAAACTATTTGTAATTCGGCACTTGGTTTATTACTTTGAAAATGATTTATTAAAGTTACTTGAATTGATGTATCATTAATACAACAATTTTTATTTCCTTTATAAAGTTTAAGATAATTATTTTCTACCGTGGCCTTTACTTGTGCTTTACCATAATTTGTTTTTATAGTTGATCTAAATTCTTCTGAACCTATTATTGGAATGTATTCTCCATATTTAGACATTTTAAGACCAAAATTTTCTTCAAATGATATAAAGTGTGGTAAAGCGTGTTTTAATTCCGTAGGACTTACTATTTCAAATGAATTAAGCGTAATAAACTGAAATACTTCATCCGTAATTGTCATTCCATAAAAAAACTTATTATACAAAATAGCCGCTCTTTGCTCTTGAATATAAGAACGAATAAGCCTTTCTGAAACAGGCTCATCATTATTTATTTGAGCACCTCTTACAGTATTTAATATTTGATATACTATTTGTTCTTCTGTTTTTATCATTAAAACTCAGTATTTGGAATTTGAACTCTTGTATCTGCAATTGTTGCGAATAATTGTTTTACGGTTATCTCTATAATATTTTCAATAACATTATCAGATAAATTCACTATTCTTGTTGTTGGCTGATTTAAAGCGGCGAAAATAGGCTTTTTGATATACATTATTAAAGCATAATTCGCATTAACAATTGAACCGGTATTTACATTTATATAATTCTCATATTGAGATACTACCGGATATTCGGGTGTTGGTTTATTGAATGGATCTATTTCAATAACTTGATTTTGTCCCGTTCTAATAATAGTAACTTGTCTTGGCAATATACCATTATTAATAAGTGGTTTAATACTTAATAAATGATAATAATCATTTGGTAAAGGTCCTTTTACACCCCCTAAATCAGTATCAATAATTAATGGGAATTTCTTTGGAACTATTAATGGTTTTACATCATCAGAAACTTTTTGAGTTAATTCTATTTCTTTAATTTTAGAATTTAAAAACTCAAAAGTAGCAGATTGAAATCGACTCAAAATAACGGGTAACTGAAAAAAATCAGAACCTATTTTATCTGCTTTTTCTAAAATATAATAATATGTTTGTTCCAAAGAATAATCCATTTAATTATAAATTTTCTTGTTCTTGTTTTACTGCTATTTCATTTTTAATAAAAGCATATAAATCCGGATTATTTACAAAATATTTAATAACGCCATCCATGTCAATTGCTATTGCTTCATTTTTATATTTATATGCTCCATATGTATATATGAGCATATCAAAACGTATCATTTCTTTAACAAATAAAATGTGTTCTACTTGTGCAATATCTTTGATGATTTCTTCAACACGTTTAGCATTTTCTGTATTTTGCCTTACGAATATTTTTAAATTTGAAATAAGAATTTTTTTCTCAGCGGACTTATCATTATGATAACGTCTATTTATATAGTTAAGATTTAATGTAGCCATTATACCTCTAATTTTTTCCAAAGATAATGCTTGTGGACCTTGTGCTATTATTTTTGCAATAACACGGTCTATAATATCATCATCATCTATTTTTTGTAAGTGTTGTTTATCAACAGCTACTAATTTGTAAATAGGATTTGATGATTTTCTACTTCTTGCTTCCGGCACTAAATCAATACCATCAACTTTAACTTCGGGATGTCCTAATAAAAAATTTACAGCATATCTATCATCAAATTTTGTGTCAGGACTTAATATAACCTTTTGAGTAGTCATTGTATATCCTAATAACATCATTCCATTTGAACTCATTAATCCTCTTGTTACACCGGGGACAAAAGGATCAGGATAGTTAGATATTAAAGCAGATGAAAAACCTTCAATACCTAATGTATTTGTTAGTTTTCTTGTCAATATCCATTTTCCTGAAATTTCTGTTTCAACAAAACGTTTACCCTCTTTTTTTTCTACTGAATTTGTCATTTGTTTATATATTTTTGGTTTAACATTAAAAACAGGGGATTTTTAAATCCCCTGCTTTTTTTTATAAATAATTAGAAATAAAAACTTGAAACGCCTCTATTATCATTTAGCCAAGTGCTACCTGATAAAGCACCACCATTATAAGATTCTGTATTTCTTAAAATACCACAAGATTTTTGTGCATATACCATCGCCATTTGCTCTGAATATAAATGTACTTTACCACCTGCAAAACCTGAAGATACTTTTGAACTTTCACCAGAGGGATCAAACGAAAATAAGCCATCTTCATATTTTTTGATATAACCTGAACCTTTTCTATTTAAAATATCAAAGTTAGAAACACCATCGACAGTTGTTCCATTGATAATATAAATGTTTCCGGTACCTGTTATACCACCATTTGTTGGATATAAAGCAGGGTTATTCAACAATTCATCTTCAAATACAACAATATCATTACCTAAATAGTGATATTTATTAAAAGAGAATCCTACGGTGTTTTCTTTACCTGTTTGAATATTTACAATAATATTTGAAGCTTGATTAGTTGTACTTGATTGAGACCATCCCGTCAATTTTTTTAAGGATTTGTCAATTACCATAGTTCCAAGTCTATCTGTAACCATAATAAATAAGTTTCCAGAAGAACCGGTTATAGAACGTTGAGCCAATACATTCATAATTGCTTCAACATAAGCAACTTCTAACCCTGAATTGATATTATATTCAAAATCATTAGCATCTTCAATTTGTGGAATCCAACCATCACCAGACATTGGGGCAGCCAATCCTGATTGAGCAGTAAAACCATTAATTGTTAATAAATTAGTTCCATAATTTTCAAACCAAGAATGATTTGTTGCATCCATAGTTGAACGAGAAACACGTAAACCCTGTTCTAAACCAAGTTTAAAGATTTCTTCCGCTTCTGTAACAGCTGCAAATTCCCATAATCCTTGTTTTTCAGAAGTGCCTGATTCGTAAAGATAGGCTATTTTTTGCTTAGATGCTTCTAAAGTCATCGTAAGTGTCATACGCTGAATGTGAGAATAGTTAATTCTCCATTTGTTAGTTTTGGTTTTTTGATTTCCATAAAGAGAACCCTCTCCAAAACGAGTACCGCCATAAGTAAGCACAGAATCTTCAGCGAGATGTTCTTCTTTAAATTTATTTCCACCACCACCAACTTTACAATCATAAACAACGTGATCTCCGGTTGAAGCCATACGTCCTGGTCTTGCAACAATAAATTCAGTACCAAGGTTATTGCCTAAAATAATTGATTCATTGGGTTGAATTTTTGTTCCATCTATACCATTTAAAGGTTCGTGTTTTACGGCTATTGATGCTAATTGATTAATAGCAACGGTTGTAGCGGTAACACCACCGAAATAAGTAACAATTGTTACGGTAGTCATGTCTGGTGTTGGGTTTGCTGAATCATACCATCCTCCTATTAAAGCACCACCGGTTGTATAAGATGGTTGTAATGCACTTCCTTCATAAGATACGCGATACGCATTATCTAATATTTGATTATCTTCTTTTACTCTACCTGCTCTTACACCGGAATTAATCATCCCTGCTGAATCCGCAAATGATGTTAGTTTATTGTATCTTGCAGTTAAGTTAAATGATTTCTTACGCACTTGCATGTGTTTTGCCATCATGTGCGTTAAACTATTAGCCTCAGTATGAATTTGAGGATTAAAGTTATACTGTGAACTTCTTAATAATGTTCCCATGTTAAAAAATGTTTTTTAATTAATAAAAATTTTACTTTTTGTTTTGTGTTTTGTGTTTTAAATATTATGGCTTTGCCATTCTTTATTACACGGGATTGTAACATTTCAATCAGTAATTAAAAGTTTTACTGCTTTGCATTATTCTTTTAACCAAAATTCTGAAAGTCCATTTACAGTATCTTTTTTAATTGTATTTCCACCTCTGGATTGATTTAGACCTTGATTTTTTGATGAATTAGGTATAAGTTCATCAAGTATCTCTTTTCTTCCTAAATCGGCTGTTGGTCTTGTTGTACGCTTGTTAATTTCTTCTTTATAAGCATACATCATAGCCAACTCAACTAATAATTTTGGATTGGTAGATAGTGTATTTGAAAAGCTGTTACTTACTATGTCATTATATACTTGATTTATTTTTTCTTTTTCCGGTTTTATGCCAAAAAAAGATTCTTCTTTGAATATATCAAGTAATGTGTTTTTTATCATTTCTTCATTTTCTTTTTCTTTTAAAATTTGTTCTGAATTTTTAATACTTTCTAATTTCTTGTTTTCATCTTTCAAGCGATCTAATTCAGATTTAATTTGATCTTTAACAGTATTAGCATTAAAATCAAGAGTACCATTATTTTTCCAATTGTTTAATCTTTCTTTTATATCTTCTACAGCCATATCATAATCAAAATGTTCTCCTAATTCATTTTTTTCTAAACCTAAATTATGCATAAGTAATATATCATAATTAGATTTACTAAGGGCATTTTCAAGAGCAGAAATATATTTCCCGTTTTCAATAAAAGATTGTTCTTGCTCCGGTGTAAGTTTTGAAACTTTTTCTACCGGTTTTTCCATTGCTTGTTTTAATTCTAATTCATCTTTAAAAGAAGTCCCAAATTTTTTATTATATTCTTTTATAAAATCATTTTCTGCAACTTCTTTATTTGATTTTTCAATTTCAAGTAATGGATCTATTTTTTCAATTTTAGTATTTGTTTTAGCATCATAATTCAATCCATCAATTTTAATATTATTATCATTTTCTAAAAAAGAACTAATATTACTATTATCTACAAAAGTAGATATATTTAAATCTTCTTCATTATCAACTTCTACATCAATAAGATTACCTTGTGTTCCTAAATCTTTAAATATGTCGTCATTTACGTCCATAATATTTATTTTTTAATTGGTTTAACGAAACAAAAGTAATCAATTAAATTGATTCCATGTTATTTTGTTTATTTTTTTTTATCAATGTAATTATTTTTAGCTTGTAAAAATTCTTTTTCTATTTGTGCAAGAGTTCTATTATTTTCAGAACCTTGTTTTATTTGTTCTATTTGTGCTTTATTTTTAGCATAAATATCAGCCACCATAATATCTTTAAGATGTCCTTCACGAGATACTTCTCTATCTTTATCTTTTTCAGCTATTTGAGCTTGCGATTGTTCTTGCATCGCTTGTGATTGAGATTGTTGCATTTGCTCTTGAAGTTTATTTTTTGCTTTAATTGCTTTCTGTATCATTGCTTCTGCCTCTGATGCTGTATCTTCATTCATTATTCTTATAGCAGACAAAATCATATCTTCTGTTTGAGCATTTGAAAGTAGCATTTCTGCAGCACGATTTAAAATACTTTTTTTATGTTGATCCAATGAGGGATAGCCAAAATACATTCCATAATCTGCTAAAAAGAATTTTTCAGAAAAATGTATTAATTTAGATTTTAAATCTCCAAAAACAAATTGTTCTACTTCACTATCTTTATATACTTGTTTAGATTTTATAAGTACTTTATCAAGTAAAGATTGTATAAAATTATCAAAAGGCATAAATATATTCTCTAATCGCATAAGAGAACCTTTAATAGATTTTTCTGTTCCGGATGCTGTTTGATATTGACCTACATTTCCTTGTGCTTCTGGGCTTAAACCTATCCATTTGTCAGCCAATGATTCAATAGTCAATAAAGCATTAATAATGTCTTGTAGGGCTTCTTTTGTACTTAAATCAATAGATGAAAATTGATTATAACTTTGTCTTTGAGATTTATCTTTAGAATTGATAAATATCATGCTATCTTTAACAGCATGATGCAACATTCTACTTATAGCCGTATTGTTATCTCCATTCTTAAAATATTCACGTGGTGTTTGAGCAACGTCATATACCATTACTCTACCTTTATTTTTTTTAGAAGTAAGTCTTAATGTAAAGAGCAACTCCGATGCAAAATCTTGAAGTTTTAAAAGTAATGCAGCAATAGATTGATTGCCACTTGTCCCAAGTGTATTATTTAATTTTAAAGATACTGTATCAAGAATAATATCACGTGGATTATTTTTTCTTGAATTTCTATAATCTCTTTCTCCATAATCTAAAACAATATCAGGACCAAGCATTATACAAAAACGATGTTCAAAGATTTCTAATTTTCTTAATCGTTCTTTATCTCTGCCTTTTTCCTGATAATCATCATCAAGTTTTTTTACTATTGGTTCTCCGGTGTGTTTATTTTCATCTTGGATGTATTTTATTGTCTTTTTTGACTTCCAATCCATTTCTATTACATAAACCTTATCCTCATCACTATTAGAAACAAACCATCCATTCGCATCTATATTACTTGCATTTTTATTTAAACTTAAATTATTTTTAACAAAATATGATTTTATTTTATTTTTAGTAACATTATCTAAAGAAAATGTATTTAAAATTTCATTTTCAGACATTGCAATATATTCAATAAAATAATTTGGATTTTCATTTACATTAGACTTAGGATCTAAATCTGTTATTACATTATTGGGATGAATAAATCTCCATTTTATAATACCGTTATCATTATAAACTTTTGCATGTACTTCTTCTGAAATAAGAACAGATTGTAATAATGTACTTATCAATCTTTTTTGTTTTTCAACATCAAGAAATTTATCCACAATATCATTAGCAATTTCTTCTTCAACCATTTTATAATCCTTTTCCATAAATTCCTGAATATCTTCCGGTAATTCTATCTGTGGATTTTCTGTATCTAACTCTATTCCGGTAGCATTTTTAAATTCTTCATTTAAAGATCTAAATATTTCTTCTGTTATTAAATCAAGTTTGTGTTCTAATTTCTTCGATACACTTTCTTTATCAACAGCATAAGCTCTTTTTTTTATTGGTCGTTCTAAATATATACCAACTATCTGATCTATTTTCATTTTTATTAATGGATAAATCATATATGGAATACCAAGGTTTTCTCCAAACGGCTGTAAAAGAGTTTTTTTAATTATTTCAGTTTGCTTTTGAGTAAGCACCCCAAGGTATGCATTAAAAAGATCTGTAAAAGATTCGGTTTCTCTTAAATAGTCATTGCCTTTAATGTAAGAAATAACATTGAGAATATGATCTTTATGCCATTCTTCATTTTTTTTTGTTTTAGGAATATCTTGTTCTGGAAACTGATACATCTTTAAAATTTTTTCGCAAAGATATAAAAAAAAAAAATAAAAAAAAAATTTTTTTGCCTATATATATATAATATTATTAATATATTAATTTTTTAATATATTATATTACAATTTTTTCTCTTGCATATAGGCTTTGCAAAAGTTTAAGTTTCTTTTTTTAATTTGAAACATCTTACCTACTTACGGTACTACTCTTGTTGAGTTTGCATTTTGACCGAGTTGTCATGTCTGGACATTGCTCGGATTTTGACCGCTTTCACTGTATTCTCCTAATACGAACTTCGGAGTGTCGTTTGAGTTTATAACATTACTGTTATTAGGTCTAACCGTAAAAAACACCTAAACAAGAAATCCCCCATGTACTTGACAGGCACTTGTCGTTCCATGGAGGATTATAATGTGTATATTTTAAATCCAGTGCCGAATTGTTGATGCAAAGATATAACAATATTTTTAATTACCAAAAAAAAACCCGCATTTTTTTAGAATGCGGGTTTAATTAACCTGACAATAAGCAATAGTAATGCAAGAAACTACAACTTAATAATGAAATACAAAGATACAATAATATTTTTAATTATAAAAAAACCCACATTTCAAAAAAATGTGGGTTCAAATAATTATAACTCATGAAACAAAGTTTTGCAAAAATACAATATTATGTCATTTTACCAAGCATTATTATATTAAATTGATCTTCTCCATATTTCTCTTTTAATTCTATTAATAATTTATCTGCTTCATTTTTTTCTTTTTCACGATGTTCTTTTATTTTATTGTAATGTTCGTAACCACTATCATTATAATCTGTTTCAGGATTAAATTTTTCTAACTTTATTGAATAATCTTCATTTCCAAAGTTAGTCATTTTTAATTTGCCATCTATATCTACATAATAATAGTCAATATCAAAATCATTTTTTTGTGTATCATCAAATTCAACGCCATCAGATATATCATTAAATATTTCAAGTTTAAATAATAAACACATACCTAATGCCATGGATATATCGGTATTCTTATCCCCATAATCAGTTAAATCAAGTAACATTTCTTGAAACCAATACTTATCATAGTTTTCTCTTATTTCTGCCTTTAAAAGTCTTGTTACGAGTATTTTTGCTTCTCCTGTCATTCTTTGTCCAAACTCATTTTGTGCTTTTGAATTTAAATGACCTCTCAAATCGGGTTTATTTTTAAGATATTTTTCCGCATTAACATCTATAAAATATTTTATAATATCAATCTTTGAATACTCAACAAGAATTTCCATATTTCTATATACAGCCATTTTAAGAGTATTCTCATAAAAAGTATCATCATTACTTGAATCACCCCTTTCGGATAAATAAGCGGATGGATAATTATATTTTGAAGATGGTCCCGAATAAGTTCTATAAGACACCGTGGCACCATTACTTCCTTTACCCTCTATCGCTTCTTCATCATAACTATCACAACCCCCAATATCAGGTTTGTGTTGCATATCATCCCTATTTATAGGGGGATCTATTTCATAATATAATCCATAATTTTCATCTTTTATAAATTCTACTTTTGAATTATTAGCAATTCTTATTTTCGCTTTTTCCTTAGTATCTTTTGCTCTTAAAAGCATTTTTTTTGTCTTTTCATCATCCACCCATTCTAAAGAACCTCTTTTTATTTGCACCGGAATATCATCTTCATTGATTCTTTGTAACTGTATATTTAATTTTATAATATCTAATACACCACCGGAAGTTTTTTGAAAAATATGACTTTCTTTTAATGGGTAAGTCTGAACTACTTTTATATAACCCTCAATATCTTTTTTAGCACGTTCTAATTCTTTTAAAATAAAATCACGAGCCTTATCTTGATGTGTTTGTCCTGTTTCATAATTAAAGAAGTCTATGATTTTACCTTCATCATCAATTATTTCGCCGGGGAAAAATTCTGTTGCAGGTATAAATACTTTTTTCATCTTAAAAGGGGTTTGCATAAATCCTTCATATTTTGCTGCATCCCACATAGACTTATAATCTTTTGAACGACCTGCAATTTCTCCACCTGTACCAAAGACTATTGATATACCAAATTGTGTAGCTCCTGATTTTGTACCTGGCTCTGTTGCTCTATATGCTGCTTTTAAGTTTTTAAACAAACCAGCTTCTTCATACAAAACCTTTCTAAAGGTTTTTCCTTCAAAAGAACCAGCATCTTGAAACATCGTTTGTATGTAAACAGATGAATTTAGTCCACCTATTAAACTTTGCTTATTTTCATTATAAAGGTAATTATACTTAAATTCTTCATCGGTTTTTTTAGACAACGAAACAGCGTATTCAGGACGCATATTAAATTCTAATTTGCGTAATTTATCTGCAAATTCATCTCCCTTATTTTGAATACCTACTGCAACACCTGTATTATTATCAAGATTGAATTTAGAATCATAAGATACTTCTTTAACCGCAAACCAAGATAACCCTACCTGTCTGGGTTTTCCTATAATAAGATTGTAACCATAATCTTCTGCATTTTTAAATTCATAACTTAAACGCCTGTCAAGTTCTCTATAAAAAGGGTAATCATATTTTTTTTTCTTTTCCCCACGTGGAAGCAAATACATCTTACAAGCATTAAGATAATAATAGTGAGAACCTGTAATAAAAGACATCCCATTAGGTGTATAACCCTCTATCATTCTTCTATCTTGTTCATCCCAAAAATCATCATATAATAAAGTACCAATATCAACATCAGGTATTTCATCATATACTAATGGTTGGAATAATTTAGATTTATTTATATTTGTATTGTAAATAATCATTAGGCAAAGATATGTAAAAAAAAGAGTGAATAATAATACCCACTCTTAGTGCTTGATATTACAAGCGTTAAACCAAATATAAAAGTTATTTCTTTTCAGAAAGAAGTTTTCTTAAATCTGCATTTGATTTTTTAAGTTCTGAAATAAGATTGTAATCAATTTCTTTTTGTTGATAGACTCTCTTATATTCATAAAGTTGCATTTCAAGTTGTTTGTACTTTCTTTTTAAAACCTTATATTCATCTTCATAAAAAGTAGAATTATTTTTAGTATCAATATCACCATCAATATCAGAACCATCATTATTTTTTGTAAATACTGATCCATTAGGATTCATAGGTAAAACATCATTTGTTTGCATAACATCCACAGTAACATAAATATCAGTCAAATCTTCTAAATCCGGTTGCTCTACAATCAATACATCAGCAGTTTCTACATCATCTTGTGTAGTTTCCTCTACCGTATTTTCTAATACAGTAAAATCTTTTGTTTCTTGTTCAGATATTAAATCCGAATCTTTAATTTGTTTTTTTGCCATAATAAAATGAATTTTTATTTATAATTTTTACTTCTAATCGCGATAAAGAATATCCATTCTTTACCGGAGATTGTGCAAATATATCACGATTTTTATTATCATTATCATATTTTTTTATTAAATTGTTTATTTCTCCCAATTCTTTAAATAAACCCGCTTTGATAATAGTACTTCTTTCTTCCTTAATTTTAATTAATTGTTGCTCTTTTAAATCCTTTAAAAGCATCCCTTCTTCAAGAACCTGATCTTTTTGTAATTCAAGATAATCATTCATTGCTTCTTGAATTATATCCTGCTCCCATACAAAAGCATTTTTCTTCCCCGTTACAAACCGCATTGCTGCATAAGGCCTGTCTTTCATTGAATAATACCTTAAAGGACTTTGATAATCACAAGCCAACGCTATTATTGTCAATGCTTCTAATCCTAAAGTATCTACAATAATCTTAAAAGACTTTATAGCATTATAACCATCTAATAATGGGTCTTCTTTTATTAATCCTGTCCTATTTGATATTTCAACTAAATACATTTTCTTTTTTTAATACAAAATCTACTACTTGTACATAATCCTTATTAATAAGTTTTATTTTCTTTTTTACCGAAAAAAGATATTTTTCACGTTGATCTAAATCATCTAATGCAAATATATCTATTTCATGTCTTGTAAACCCATTCTCAATTTCTTTTGAAAATACATCACAAGATCTAATATCTCTTTCTGCTATCAATAAAGTTAAACTGCTATTGAAATTTTCTTGAATAACAGAATCCATTATTTCAAATGTTTTTAAAATATTCTGATTAGAATTTATAATATTATTAAATACAATATGTTTAAAGATGATATCCATTATTTCATTTTTAAAATTTTAGTTTCACCTTTTGCTGCCGGTTTCCTCGTTTCTTTATCAAAAGAAATCATATTATCCCTCGCATTAAATACAAACGTAAATAAATCCCTTGCTTTATATTTTAATCCAATTTCAGAAAATACCTTATCTGCTAATATCTCATCAATATGAATATATAAATCAACTATCTCATTGTCATTCCCTAAAAGAACCTTTAAATCGCTTTCTATTCTTTTAATTATTTCATTATTCTCATTCTCCTTTTCTCTCTCTAATAAAGAATTACCATATCCAACAAGCTCCTGCGTTCTTTGACTTATTGACATTAATACTCTTTGCATTTCCCCAAGTTCAATTATACTCTTTCCTGTTAATCTTTTCTTTAATTCTGGTGTCATATATATTAGGTTTTTAATTAATATCTAAGGCTGTCTTAATCCAAATTCTTTCTTCATGTCAACTTCCTCATCTTCATAAATTACCGCTTCAGTTGTCAATATAGTTTTTGTTATCGATACCGAATAATTCAATGCAGTTACCGCTACCATATAAGGATCTATAACTCCATTACTTATTAAATCACATGTAGTTATTTTTTTTAAATCAATACCAATAAAATGATATTTATCACCTTCCCCCAACGAAATAAAATAATCTTTTTTGTAATCATCAAAATTTAATCCCGCATTTTTAAATAATTTATTTGGCTGCTCTATTAAAGAACCTATTACCGTATCATAACCAAATAAATAGTTTTTATTCGTAGTTTCTGATTTTTTAAATGCTTCTGATATAGATGCTTGATAATATACAAATCCAGCTCCCGGAAGATAACCATGCGTAATTGTATTTTTAACAGCTTTTAACGCATCTTCTAATCGGTATTTTTTCTCCGTTAATTCTACTTCTGAATAAGCTCCTAATTTTATTAACGCTATTCCACTTGAAAATTTACCAAACCTCTCATTATACATAGTTTTGTAATAATTGTCCGTTTCATTTTCTTCCATTATTTTAAGCTCTTTACGCCTATCATCTATTGCCTTTTGACTCCCATGTCCACCAAGTACTAAAAAGTTTCTTAAACTCGCCTCTACCTTGTCTGCCCTACCTAATATCTCTATACCCATTTTCTCTATCTCCATATTCTTCTCGGGTATTACAGCAATACCACCTGTGGCAATAGCCAAATCTTCTAAATTCTCTTTTTGATTTATTCCAAAACCCGGAGAGATTACTAAAATAATGGGTATTTTATGTAAATAATTGTCTAATGCTACTTTTATAAATTCATCCGAATATTCATTAGCAACTATTACTAACGTTTTCGGCTTATTATTATTACTAAATAATGGATTTAATATATTGCTTATTTGCATAAAACGCTCAAACTTCCCACCATAAAATAATAAATTTACATCACTCTCCTCAAATTTCATATTTGAACTATCATTATAAAAATAAGGACTTGCTAATCCACTAACATAATGCATCCCATCCTTTCTCTCTACTACCGTTTTATGTGTGCCTGATTCTACTATTTTAAATATCCCATTTTTCCCTACTAAATTTAACCCATCCATTACCGCATTCGTTATTTCTTCATCCCCATTACTCGATATTAACGATATGTTCCTTATCATTAACTTCCCTTCTTCTCTATCAAAATCTATTTCCTGCCTTAACGTCTCTAAAAAGTCTATTAATTCCGTTTTCGCATCCTCCATACCTCGCATATAATCATAAATTGACGTTACTTCGTCCATATACTTAAATCCTCGCTTTACCATTTCTGACGCTAATAATAATGAGGTCGTGGTTCCATCCCCTACCTCTACATCACTGCCATGACTTACTTTCTTTAATAACTGTACTGCCATATTCTCTACCGGATCCTTAAAGTAAATACTCCTCGCTACCGTTACTCCATCCTTAGTTACCTGAATGCCATCCATCCCCCCCGTATCTATCATAACATTTCTTCCACCAGGACCCAAGGTCGATGAAACCGTGTCCGATAATAAAGTTATAGCCTTTATTAATTTTGTTTTCGCCTCTACTCCTCTGTTTATACTACTTCCCATTGTTAATCTATTTTATATTATTTACTCTATTTACATTTAAAATATCCCTCGCCTCTAATACCTTTATCGCATATCGCTTGTCGCCTATGCTAATATCACCCAAATAAACATCATATCCACTCATCGGTATTATATTGCAACTTACCCAAATTGATTCCTTAACATTTAAATAATAACCATCATAATAATTTGTCCTCTCTCCAAAAAAAACACCACCATGACTATTATCATAAAAATCTATTATCATCTTTTCTGATACATAATAAAATCTCTTTAAATCAAAATTATCAGGTATCTGCGATTCTAATGACTTAAGCATTTCGCTAATATCATCTAAAAATGATGCCCTGAACAATAAATATTCTTCCGAATAACCATATCTTTTAATATCCATTATTATAATTTTTATGTTTAACTCTACAAAAGTAATACTTTTTTTTATATTATCTAATATTACCTATTTTTATTTAACATCCAACAATAAATAAATAATACCGAATAGCTCAAACTATACCATAACATCATCATAACACCCGACAATTTTTTAATATAATACATTAATGCTTGGGGGGGACTATACTCGTAATTCCCCCCTGCCCTCTTTCCATTTTCGGGTACCCCAGTGGTATTTTTTGCCACTGAAAAAGAGAGTTCCATTTCATTGTGGTATTATGCCACAGAAATGGAATTAATGATTAGTAGTGTTGCGATAGCATTACTAATTATTTGAATAACACTATCGCATAACTTTTTAAATACGCAGGTTACACCCTGCATTCTTTATTATGACACTCAACTTCTGTTACAAAAACAAAGAAAGTGTCCTTTTATCAATCGATGAATATAAAATCATGTTGGTTGGTAATGGGCTAAAATTGTTTATTGAAAAGGAAAAAGAGATGGATACAAGAGATGCAAACTCTGATGCTTGGGGAAATAAACCAAGCACTTTGAGTGTATTCTTTGAGGCGAGAAAACAACTAAAATTCAAAGAAGTACGTAAGAACTTCTTTGTAAATAGATAATAGCCGAAATGCCACTTTAAAAGGTGGCATCTACATAGGATAACCTCTATGTACTGATGATGGCAGGTACTATCTAATTAAACACGCAGGGTACAACCTGCATTCTTTTTATGGAAACTGGATCTGTTGTTAAATACAACAATAAGCCATACTTATTTCTTGGCTTAAACAAAAGTAATAAGTCAAGATTGTTAACAGTTGACTTATTAAAATACTCGGGAACACCAAATCCCGAGAAGTTAGAATTCTTATATATGACAGCTATACGAAAGTATAATGGTCATATATATTCGAAAACTAAACATGGTGTAATCAGTCTAACGACTGGTGACGTCATGAGTGCAAAGTTTGTTGAGGATATCAATAGACTTGGTGAAATGATATAGCCGAAACGCCTTTACAAGGCGTCTATGTAGATTTATCACTACATACTGATGATGGCAGATACTATCTAACAAACACTATTGGGAACAGGATATAAAAACAACACTGAACACAACACATAATTAGTAGTGAAACGATAGCATTACTAATTATCTGAATAACACTATCGTAATAATTTCTTAAGTACGTAGGACTGTACACCCTACATTTTTTCATGAAAACAATAGACGCGAAACTAACAGAAATAGACCAAACAGATGAAATTTGTTTGGCTGCTGTTAAACAA